GACTAGCTCACGCACTTGTTTATAGCGATCCATGCCATCAAGATATGACTTATCCTTCTGATGCTGATTGTGATCACCACTCATGGTCTTACCCCTAAAGCAATGCGCTCACGCTCCATGCGTGCGCGTAACCGTTGCCTGAATCGATACCGTTTAGCAATCTCAGCCCGTGTCATCTTCGACCGTGGCTTGTCCTCACCGATACCAAGCTTGTAAATGTGCGTGGCATCCACACCGCGGGAGTTCTTCACCCAGCCCGTGATGTGGGTCACACCTTCCTTGTGTAAGGCCCTGAGATAAGACTGGACCGTGACCACATGCAGGCCCGTCTCATCGCAGATGTTGTATGCAGTGCAGCCATCCATCAGCATCTTGATCATCCGTGCGTACAGCAGTTCATTGATCTTGATCATAGTTTTCTGAAACGTAATCAGCGTAACCGTAGGCTTTACCGTGCTCTTTTTCGTACTCCTTATCCATTTGTTTTGTTAGCTCGTACAGGGCATCGTAGCCATGACGGTCATAAATAAATTGTTCAAACATTCTGAGTGCTGGCAGATGCTTGTACATAACCCTATCAACCTCTGCGAGAAGACTTTGAATTTCTTTGTCTTGCTCACCGATAAGCAACTCATAAGCTTTAATCTGTAATTGTGTTTTCATGCTGCATCGCCTGCGTGTAGTTTCCATTCGTCGTTATTAGTTTTGCTTAAGACTTTTGCTTCAACAGCGCGAGCGAAGGCATAAAGCCAGTGATCAGCCGTCAGTGAGTCAGGGACACTGTCAGCACAGGCCCTGATGTCAGCATCGCTAAGCATGTTCCTGGCTCCTGCGTAAGAAGCTTGGCCCTTCCGACTCGGCTTCGAGTTCGCGGATGTCATTGGCTGCATCACTGACACCGTGCCAGTCCCTGCGAGCGATCATGACTTGCATGTACTCAACCAGCACTTGAATCTGTACTTCTGGGTCTTGGTAATCTCTCATTGCTAATCTCCAGGGTTGCGTCTGCAATACGGATAGCCAAGGTTGCAATGCGCTCGGGCGTATCCAGTGAGTAAGGTCCGTCCTTGTAATGCTCAATGCCTCGGGACAAGATCCCGTTCAGCGCTGCGGCAATCAGCGTCAATCGATCATCACTCTTCGCCATAAGGCATGCTCCATAAGACATAAATTAAAAACACAATCAGCCCGATCGAGCCGACACCAAACATCGTGACAAGCCAGTCCATGAGGTCAATCATCGAACCGCCCACTGTGCAACGCCGTTGCTGAAGTAGATAACAGCGCCGGCAAAAAGGGCGTACAGAAGCCACTGCAGGCCCTTGTAGCGAATCATTTGATACGGGGTGCGGTTACGTACCATCAAGTCATATACCCAGTCCTGATCGTGGCTGTAGTAGTTCTTAGGGGTGGGTGAGTAGCAAGCACTCACACCAAATTTGTAGGGCCGTTTGGTTACGGGTTTAAGCTTGCTCGTCTCAAACTTTGAGATGGGACAAATGCCAAGATGGTTTAGGTAAACTTGTTCCATTTAGAACGGTGCCTCCTCAACATCGGATAAGTCATCTTTTACAGGTGCCCACTTGATCTGATCGCGTGGCAGGAATACCCACTCAGGAAATGGCCACTCACGGTCATTGATCAGTCGGACTGCACAAGTGCCATCAGGGTGCTCGAGTTCTAAAATGCCAAAGCCTCGAGGTGTCTTTACGCGTGCGCCAGGAATCATTTTTCCCTCGCTTTCAGCATGGCGTCGGCCATTAAATATGCTTCCTCAGCAACCTCGCTGTGCCTCTCGTCTTCTGAAAAAGACATTGATTCTGGGCCGCCCATTGCCTCATTAAGTTGAAGAAGTTCACGATGACGGAAATCAAAAATTGTTTTCATGGCGTGCGCTGCAAAGTAATCGCGCAGGGTCATTCCGTACTCGTCACTTTGCATTAACGGGCCTTTAAGCGGAAACGCTGGTCCACCTGTTTTCATACCACCTCCACTAATGTTGTTTGGGGATCAAGGTCACGCTGGCACAGCAAATCAGCGATTGCTTCTTCCTGCGTCTTGCCAAGGCCCGTAGGCCAGCCAAGATCCCAGTCCTCCTCGGCTGCAACAAAGTACCCCTGCATGGGGCGATCAATGATGATTCTCATGCTGTTTTCCTCCTGTTTCTGATGTGCTTGAACATCGACTCAAGCTCTTCCATTTCTTTTACCAATCGGGCGAAGGCGTTGAGTTGATAGCCATCAAGATCTGGCCATTCACTTGCCAATGTGCGGTTCAAGTTGTTGGCCGTCTCGACCACATTGCAGACCTGCATACGCAGGTCATACTTGTCAGACTCAATTAACTTGTAGTGCATGGTTTCCTCCAAGGGGGCTAGGCCCCCGGTTGATTAGCGTGCTGTAACTTTGACTGAGAAGACTGCAGTGGTTTTAGTGAACTTGGCATAAGCCTCGGCACCAAAAGCTTTGATGAAGGCGTCCTTGTCGAAGACGCAACGGTCGCTTTCGGAGTAAGTGGCTTTGAAGAGTGAGCCTTCGATGGACTTGGGGCCACCAGCCGATGCTGAGTCTTTGATAGCGTCTTTGATTGCAGTGGCTTTCTTCTCAAGGTCTGCAATTTGTGCGAGCAATACGCCGAGTTCGTCTACGCTTGCTGCGGTGATGTTTGCGATGTCGTTTTGCATTTTTTGCTCCTGGGTTTGCTTACATAGCGACTTGCTATGGAATGAATCTTAGGCGTGTTTAATCCACTTGTCAAAGCCCATACAACCATTCATCCACCCAGGAGCTACCACTCATCCTACTGATAATTATTTTTTGCCTGCCAGAATGTCAGTAAGGCCTCAAACATCTTCCAGCCACGCTCCACATCAGCCTTTGTCCACTCGAAGAGTGATACCAGGCCAGCATGAGTAGTGGAGACAAACACGTTGGCACAAGCTGCGTCAGGAAGTATCAATCCAGCACGGTAGGCTGCTAGTTGCATCAGGTGCTCATCGAACCCTTGCGGATCATCCTGTGGCCCAAAGGCCTTGGTCTTGATGTCAACCACCGCTACCTTGCAGTGCAGATCGCACTTTCCACCAAAGCCTTGGGGATGGCTGAAGCTTTTTTCGCTGATCCACTCCTGCTTGCCATACGCTTTGTCGAGGATCTGCTTGACGGCTAGGTAGGACTCATTTGGTGGCCCACCCTCAAAGGCTGATTGGACCTTGGCATGGATCGCTGTGCCAAGATCGCGAGCCTCAGCAGCCTGCTCTTTGCTGTCCTTCAAGACGCGCTCAGCGTAAGCATCCAAGGACTCATCATCACGCTTGGGCAGCGTCAGTGATGCAAGCAAGATCTGTTGCTGTTTCCAGGCCTCTAAACCGGGCTTGGCTGCGACATTGAGGATGGTGGTGACGGAAGGTACCAGGTCATACTTGCGAGCGTCTCTGAGCGTTGTGTTGCGCAGGTGGCCAGCATTTGATTTGACCTGGTACATCGGCTCGCCAGTACGTGTGTACCAGTGGCCAGCCTCACTAAGATGCGCTTTGATTTCCAACTTTAATCCTTTTTTTTGTAGGGCGAAATTCCCAGAGGCCTTTGTGCGCTGGATAACGAAGGTCAAATAGTCTTGCAAACCATGGCGAATGATGATCGTTAATCTTCCATGACCCTTCAGGAACTTCAGAGATCATTGAGTGATGTCTCAAAACATGCACGATCGTTCTGGCTGAATAATGCTTAAAACCCCGGTTAATAACTTTGAAGGCTTGAGAGACAAAAGCATTCCAAACATGAAGATTTTCAGGTAGCCAATCAATAAACTCGTTTGGAAATTCTTCCTCGCTTGAATCAATTAACTTAAAAAGGTAAGTTAGTTCATTCTTAAAAAGGTAAGTTTGTTCATTCATAGCCAATGCCTCGGCCAAAGTAATGTGGTTGATTCTTTGCCACCCATATTAAGAAGTTCTGATGGATTAAAAAGCTGGCCACCAGGCCACACCCACAAATGCGGCTTTGTGAAGTGCGGCACTACCATGACCCCATCGACATACCAAATGGGAACCCAGTCTCGCTCGGCAAGCTTGTTCTCAACGGGTTTGGCAGCCGCTGCCTTTTGGGTTAATTGTTTAGCCATGATTAGAAGGGGATCGAATCATCATCATCAAACGGATCGACACGCGCAGGCTTTGCTATCTGCTGCCTAGCTTCCCATTCGGGTGACTGCATGATGATTTTCTTCAGGCCGTCAGTCAGCGCATCAAACTCACTTTGATCGTAGTATCCAAAGCTGAAATAGGTGCGCTTGTTAACCTGGTCAGGAAGTCCAAGCTTGCGCAATGCTGCTGGCACCCCTGTAACTGCGCCAACATTCGCAAAGGTTTTGTCGTCCTTTGTCCTGTGTTCCACTGTGATCATGCAATGCTGACCAAGAATGGTTCTGATGTCATAGCCGCGGCGCTCAGCTTCAGTAAAGTCTTTATTGCGCCAAGACTTGAGCATGATGCGTAGCTTGGCATTCTCATGCAGGCTGATGGTGTACTTAGCACTGATGCTGAGAGGCCTGCCATCATCAAGCGTAAGAGGATTGCCATCAGCATCTTCGCCATGCAATTCCCACATAATCCGGCACATACGAGCCTTTTTTGGTTCGCCTTGGTAAAAGTAGTCTTGAGTTCCAAGGTCCACAAACCCATAGCAGATGGCCATGTGAGAACCAGGCGGCACGAGTTTGAATGTGCGTTCAGTATTGTTTTCAGAGATCAACATTTGCTTTCCTTTTGTAAAGATCTAATCCGAGTTCGTTTGCAAGCCATTTCCAATCGTTTTCATTAGCCATGCCTAGCTTGGCACGCAGAAAAGCTTCCTCAGTCATTTGCTCGCGCTCTTGCAACATCAACTGCCATTCATCATTTCTTTCCATAGGGTTTGCTCTAAAGTTTGCGGAGTCTAAAGTGTTTCATGTATCGAACGCTATGTCAACAAGTTTCCCTGTGGTTGCATGTTCAAAGGTGTTCGATTATGCTAACGCCATGAACATACGAGAACTTATTGAATCTGTTGGTGGCATACGGGCTGCAGCTAGGCAATTAGGTGTTGCGCCTTCCACGGTCCACTACTACTGCAAGCATGACCGTATGCCTCTTTTTAGACTGCTTGTGCTGACAAAGGGCAAGCTCATCCACACACCAATCAAGGAGCATGAAATTGAACTCAAATGAACTGCAGCCGATTGGCCCCATCGAAGTTGAAATTGATGGTGCTATGCACCGCATCACAATTCCTGAGAACTGCACGGGCTATGAAGCTGCTCAGCTGTGCCACATGATGACTTTTGCCGTGCTTGCTAAGTCGCCGTTGGACTTCACAGCATTTGTGAAAGAGAAGGGCATTGAGCGCCTTTTTGTGAAGTCATGACAAAAGAAGACATCATCCGCATGGCGCGGATGGTGCGCGATGGCGGCCATACGAGCAAGGGGTGAAACATGACTAAGACCGAGATCGAGATAGCCAAAACTGCTTATGCGATGGTCAAAAGCATCGGTAATCACATTGATCTTATTGAAGAGCAGCATGACAGTGACTTTGCCGAGCAGGTTTTCAATAGCGTAGCGCTCACCATGCTGACCAAGATCTGCCTGGGTATTGCTGAGAACAATGGCCATGAAGCTTTTGAAAGCTATTGGTCAGACGTCGACAGCAAACTGCGCGAGATGATTCAAGCTTTTGCTTGCGAACCAACAAAACATTAAGTAAAGTCCAACGGGCATGGCTACCTCGACGGAGGGAAAAGCGGTTTCGTCACCCGCCTGCCAACGCCCAACCTCAGTGACGATAAGCCTTTGACGAGGGTTATGATGCGTTTTTATCCGTTCCATGTGGGGGATTATCAAGCCCACACCAGCCACCTCACTGACATCGAGGACCTTGCATACAGGCGCATGCTCGACCTGTATTACTTAAACCAAAAACCGCTGCCCAACGATCCAGCAAGGATTGCCAGGCTCATTCGCATGCCTGGAGCAGTAACGGAAATTGATGGCCTGCTGAAGGAGTTTTTTGTTTTGCAGGATGACGTCTATACCAATAAGCGCTGCGACAAGGAAATTGCTTCGTTTACTAAGCAAAAAGTTGGCGGGGCCAAAGGGGCACGCATTAGGTGGGATAAAGCCAAGCTAGAGGGTGGGGATAGCCTACCCAATGGGGAGGGTCATGTGGAGGGCAT